AAAAGACGGTTCCGTTAAAGGTACACCATCATTCGAAGCAAGCCACGGCAATCTCATTATGATGCGAGTGGTCAAGATTTGACACTAATTTGAATTGGTGCTATAATACGTACTATTGTGTAGAAAAGGTAACAAATGGCAACTCGTAAAACTATAGCAGATCGCGGTGACCGCGCACAACTTATTAATCGTGGCGCAGATTCCAAGTATGTGGGCGACGAGCCCCAATGGGATAAAGACAAGACCTACGGTCGAATCGATATTATGCGGGCACTCAACTGGTACAATTATTTGTACAATGCAGATGACGCAAAGAATTTTATGGTTCAAATGCTTAACTCTATGCCCAAACGCAAAGAGCTTGCCAAGAAACTAAAGACACAAAAGAAGTTGCCAATTGCAACAACGTATGGCTGGTTGTCTCGGGCAGTGTTCGTTGGCTACCCTGCAACGTTCACAGAGCAAAAGCGGTTGGCAAAAGCAATCCGAGAAGTAGAAACATTCCTTAACGCACAAAAAGAAGAAGTCGTTGTAGTAAAAGCTACGGGCCCTGAAGTGTACAAGCCTACCATTCAAGACTATTTGCGTGAAAAGACATCTGAGACTATCGGCGAATTAGAAGGCCGTGTTGATGACTTTATGGCAAGTTCGGATAATAAGGCTAATGCGTTCGCATTACTTAAAGAACGTAACACACCTCAAGCGCAGACAGGCAAGATTATCGAATGGGCCAATCACCGTGTTGCAGAGTTTAAAGAAGTGCAAGAAGGCAAAGATAAAGAATTAGTCGAAGCATACAGTAACTTTACTAAAACTAAAGTTAAGGCAATTATCAAGTTCTTCGAAAGTGTTGTTGCTGATTGCGAAAGCTATGTGACAACAAAGAAAGCAGTTAAGAAGCCACGTATTGCTAAAGCAAAGAGTGCTGATAAGATTGTAGCTAAAGTGAAATATCTTAAATCAGATACAACATTGAAGGTTACAAGTATTAATCCGCAGATGATCCTGGGCGCCAGCGAAGTGTGGGTATTCAATATTAAGACTCGCAAGTTGGGTCGATATGTTGCAGACAGCACAACAGGCCCGCTGGGTATCAAAGGCACAAGTATTACGTGCTTCGACGAAGCGAATAGTATTGCTAAGACTTTGCGCAAGCCTGCCGAGAAGCTGAAAGAGCTGCTGGATGCCGGCAAGATTCAGATCAAGAAGTTTATGGCAGGTATTAGTGCAGTTGATATTAAGCTAACTGGTCGATTGAACGAAGACACCCTGATTGTGAAAGTGATTAAGTAATCTTAGTATAAATATGTATATAAGGATATACATATGGCAGCTAAAGACGATTTAATTAAAGAACTTGAACGACAACTTGGTGGTAGTATGGTCGATGTTGAACTCGACCCAGAGGATTACCATTTAGCAATTGACCGAGCATTACAAAAGTTTCGCCAACGCAGCACACGAAGCGTCGAAGAAGCGTTTGTAGTGTTAGATCTAATTGAAGGTGTCACAGACTACACTCTTCCGAAAGAAGTGCAAGAAGTAAAGGTTATCTATCGTCGAGTAGCAGGCGGTATTGCAAGTGCAGGCCAAGACATTGAACCGTTCGAAGCAGGTTTCTTGAATACATACTTGCTGCAAAGTTACAAGATGGGCGGCTTACTTACATTTGAATTGTACAGCGATTATAGAAAGCTAATCGGTATGATGTTCGGTGCACACGTTATCTTTACGTGGTTGCCACACAGCCATAAGCTAACTATACACAGGAACATTCGCGCAGGCGACAGCACTATTTTGCACGTATATATGGTTCGTCCGGACAACAGCATTATCGAGGACACTTACGCAGGTCCGTGGATTCGTAGCTATGCATTGGCAATGTCCAAGATGATGTTAGGACAAGGTCGTAGCAAGTTTAGTCAGATTGCAGGACCATCAGGCGGCGCACAGCTAAACGGCGCAAACTTAATACAAGAAGCGCAAGGCGAATTAGAAAAGTTAGAAGAAGAATTGAAAAACTATACCGAAGGTGGCCAGGGCTATACTTTCGTAATTGGTTAAATTGTAGTTGCGTTATCCAGAAGCAATGTGCTATTATAGTACATTGCTTTTTTTATGGTAGAAATATGAATATATATGTAGACGTTGATGATGTTGTTGCAGACTGGATGCAGACAGCAAGAGAGTTTCTCAAAACAGATTGGGACTATGCGAACGGAGAACGCCTTCCCAAGGAAGTATACGCTAAGTTAAAATCCCAAAGTAGATTTTACAGAGACTTGCCGCTTAAAGCAGGTGCACGTGAACTGATTGACCACCTGCGTGAATTTGCAGCAAATAATCCCGATACACTATTGGCATTCCTTACTGCTATTCCGCGTAACAACAATATGCCCTTCAGCGTACAAGATAAAGTGTGGTGGGCTAACGATCATTTCCCTGGAATCCCATTATTCATCGGTCCGTACAGTACAGATAAGTGGCAGCACTGCACCCCCGGGGATATTCTAATCGACGATAGATCGAGTAATTGCCTTGAATGGCGTAATGCAGGCGGACTTGCACATCAGTATACTACCTGGGAAAATTGTAAGCCCTGGTTAGAGGAGACATTAAATGGCTAAAGTAATTGGATTCGTTGGACTAATTGGTTCAGGCAAAGACACAGCAGCGGACTATCTTGTAAACTTTCACGAGTTTAGACGAGATAGCTTTGCAGGTACATTAAAGGATGCAGTGGCGCACGTGTTTAGTTGGGATCGTGAACTGTTAGAAGGCCGTACTAAGCAGGCAAGAGAATGGCGCGAGCAAGTGGATCCGTGGTGGGCTGAACGTTTAGGGTTACCTAATTTAACTCCACGATGGGTTCTACAGTATTGGGGTACAGAAGTATGCCGTCACAGCTTCCACGATGATATCTGGATTGCCAGTTTAGAGAATAAGATGCGTAAGACCAGCGATAACATTGTTATTAGCGATGTACGTTTTCCAAATGAAATCACAGCAATCAATAATGCAGGCGGTATTGTAGTACGAGTTAAGCGAGGCCCCGATCCGGAATGGTTTGATGTTGCAGCTGAATCAAATTTGAGCGGCTACAATCATATGAAAAATGCATTCCCTGAAGTACACGCCAGTGAATATAGCTGGGCAGGCAGCGAATTTGCACACGAGATTGAAAATAACGGTTCTATCCAGGATTTATATGATAGTTTAGAACAACTATTATCGCCGGTACCAGCATAACAGGCGCAAGTGTTTTAATGAAATGACAGGCTACGCTAAATAGCCTGTTTTCACTTGTCTAATTAGCACGGTTTTGTATACCTTCCGATAAATATTTGCAACACTGAAACACTTCAGTACACAGATTAAGGAAAAGACAATGCCAACATTAGTAAGCCCAGGCGTCGCAGTCAGCGTAGTTGACGAGAGCGCATATGCATCAGCAGGCAACGGTACTGTACCTTTAGTTATTATTGCAACTGCCCAGAACAAAACTGTTCCAGGCGGCACTAGTATTGCAAGCAAAACAACTAAAGCTACCGCAGGTTATCCTGTATTATTGACCAGCCAACGAGAATTAGCACAATTATTTGGTGCACCAATTTTCAAAACATTAAACGGTACACCACAACACGGTGATGAATTAAACGAATACGGCCTATTAGCTGCACACAGCTTCTTGGGTTTAGCTAACCGTGCTTACGTTATTCGTGCAGATATTGATATGGCTGCTTTAGAGCCACGTGCAACTGCTCCGAGCGGCGCACCAACAAATGGCCAACACTGGTTAGATTTATCATCTACTGTATTTGGTTTGTTTGAAGCCGATGGCGATGCGTGGAACGAACAATATGTTATGGTTATCAGTGATGCATCAGAAGTAGACACATTACACGTACCAAAAACTAGCATTGGCGCAAACGGTGACTATGCCGTAGTAACAGTGACTAGCAATAACGTATACTACAAGAAAGTAGCAAGTACTTGGGTTCCAGTATCTACTTCTACTATTAGCCACACTGTATATGTCCAGGAGCACTATAACTATCCAAGTCCAGCTTCAGTTGGCGCAGTATGGTTTAAGACAACAACTCCTAACAACGGTTTCTCACCAGTAGTTAAGAAGTACAGCAACAGCGCAGGTCAGTGGGTTCAACTGACAGTTGCAGCGTACACATCTGATTCAGCAGCTGAAACAGCATTTGGTCCTACACTAAGCGCAGGTGATGTATACGCTAAAGTTACAGCTAACACAGCTAGCTTTACACTACGTCGTTATGATGGTTCTATGTGGTCTACATTAAGCTATGATGCTGGCACAGCAGCACCAGTCGGCGCAACAGTTGCAGGTGCATTATGGTATAATACTGAATTAGTAGCTGACATTTATGTTAAGCACAACGGCAAATGGACTCCAGTGGCAGGCGCAGTAACCATTGATACTGAACAACCAATGACAGCAGCAACTGGCGACATCTGGGTCGACACTAATGATATTGCTAACTATCCAGTTATCAAGCGTTTCAGCGGTAGCAGCTGGGTACTACGTGATACAGCAGATCAAACAACTCCGTCCGGTGTTGTATTTGCTGACTTAACAGCAACAGCAGGCGATACCAGCAATGGCGGCGCAGCAACTCCTTATGATGATATCGAAACTCCTGATCCACTAGTTCACCCGGACGGTATGTTACTATGGAACAGTATGGTAAGTTCATACAACGTTAAGCAATACAATGCAGGTACAGGTTACTGGCACTCTGTCAGCGGCAACTACACTAGCGGTCCAAAAGCTGGCGCAATGTATGCAGGCCCTAAAGCAGTTCGTCAAGTTATCGTTCGTGCAATGCAATCAGCAGTAGTAGCAAGTGATCGTTTACGTGAAGAAACAATTCGTTTCAGCTTAATTGCAGCACCGGGTTATCCAGAACTAGCAGACGAGATGTTGTCTCTGAACGTTGACCGTAAAGAAACTGGCTTCGTAATTATCGACACTCCGTTGACATTAGGTTCTGATGCACAAGGTTTAATTGATTGGGTTAACGGCGTTAACGCAGGTACTAACGGTGTTGATGGTTTAGTTACTAAGAGTTCCGAAGCAGCAGTTTACTACCCAAGCGTATTAACTACTAACTTGGACGGTACTGATGTAGTTGCTCCTGCAAGCCACGCAGTATTACGCACTTATGCTTATAATGATAACGTTAGCTATCCTTGGTTTGCTCCAGCTGGCTTAACACGCGGTATTGTTACAAACGCAACAAACTTTGGTTACGTAACTGCTGAAGGTGAATTCCAACCGTTAGCATTGAATAACGGCCAACGTGATACATTGTATGCTAACAAGATTAACCCAATGGTTAACTTTCCAGGACAAGGTTTAGTTGTATGGGGTCAGAAGACATTAAGTCCAATTGCTAGCGCATTGGATCGTGTTAACGTTGCTCGTTTAATTGCTTACTTACGTGAACAGTTTGATCCATTAGCTCGTCCTTTCATCTTCGAACCAAACGATTTGAATACACGTACTAACATCAAAACATTGTTTGATCGTTTCTTAGGTGACATTATGCAAAAGCGTGGTGTATATGACTTCGTTGTAGTATGTGACGAAACAAACAACTCTCCTGCACGTATTGATGCAAACGAGTTGTGGTTAGATATTGCAATTGAGCCAACTAAGGCAGCTGAATTTATCTACATTCCAATCCGCATTGTTAATACAGGCGCACTAAAGTAATTTAAAAATTACTTCCCGAAAAGCCCGATTTATTCGGGCTTTTTCTATGGATACTTAATTATTTTCCTTTGCAAATGGCTAAATAGTTTATAAGAATTCCTTTAGGAGAAATAACATATATGGCACAATTATCTAAATTCGGAGTACCAGGCGCAGAGATGCCAGTCCTGATGCCTAAATTAGGTTACAGATTTCGCGTTAAGTTTTTAGGCTTTGCAGGCGAAGCAATACCTGCACTAGGTACTTTAACAAGTCAAGTTGTCAGTGTCGGCCGTCCAAGCCTTACCACTGAGTCAACTACTATTGACGTTTACAACAGTAAAATTAAACTAGCTGGCAAGGCAACTTGGCAGGACATCAACTTAGTAGTACGAGACGACATTACCAATACTGTAGCACGAGTAATCGCCGCACAGATGGGTCGTCAAATGGACCACGCAGGTCAAAGTACTGCAACAGTAGGTACTAATTACAAATTCGGTTTAGTTATCCAAACATTGGACGGCGGTAACGATAATGTACAAGTAATTGATACTTGGTCATTAGCAGGTTGCTGGTTGACTACGGTTAACTTCAACGAACTAGATTACGGTAAAAGCGATGCAGTTACTATTGCAATCGGTATTAGTTATGATAACGCAGACTACCACATCGGTGATATGCCTGATTCTAGCTTACCTGGTCTACTTGGTGATATTGGCGGCGGTCCGGGCCTACGTGCATTATCAGCAGGTGATACTGCAACTAACCCTAATTAATTAGGAGCTGCAAGTGGCAGGTATTATTGGTTTTAACAATCACGCCAGCAACTATTTTACAAAAGGGACAAAGTACTCACTTGTCCCTTTTACTAAATTCCAATGGACGATTGCATTCGACTTTACTCAGTCTCAAATCGGGACGGAGCCTGCATCTGCGTTCGCAGACATTACATACATTGCCCAGTCAGTTGACTTACCGAATTGGGATATAGAAACCCAAACTATTAATCAATATAACAAACGCAGGACTATTGCTACTCACGTAGTATATAAGCCTGTTACTGTTACTTTCTTTGATACAGTAGATAACAAATTCAAGAAGCTATTACTGGCATATATGAATTACACTAGTCGTAATTTCGGATTAGCCAATGCCCCGTCATTTCCTGGTGCTGACGCTATCTTAGCAAAAGACTTGCTAGCAGCAGACGAAGGTTTTAATGGTGAGTATGGACAAAAAGTAGCAGACGATGTAATGGATAACTTTATTAGTACATTGCAGATTAACCAAGAGCAAGGCGGATGGATTACACCTGTCCAATTATTAAATCCAAAAATTATATCAGTCGCTAGAGATAATTTAGATTACACTAACGGCAACGGCGTTATTAAGTGGTCAGTCACATTCCAGCCGGAAGGTATTCTCCACTTGCCTGATGTACGTCACCCAGATTATACAGGTGAAGTAGCAGGCGCAATCGGTACACCATCGACCGGTAATCCAAATCGAATGGGACAGGGCAACGTGATGGCAGCGATGTCAAGTGCAGACTCTGTCGTATCATCTGCTCAGAATACAATACAGACTACAAACGCAATTAGCAGTTCGATGAACAATGTAATACGGGCAACATCTAGCCCGACCGCAGCACTAAACGGTATATTATCTAATCCAGGTGGCAGTATTCCATTGGGCACTGCCATTAACGGAAGCAGTATAGGAAGCAGTATAGGTAAAATTGCATCTGGTGTGGCTGGCGTAATTGGCCCAGTTACAAAGATAGCAGGTATCGCAGGTGCTATTACACAGCTACCAGGTATGAGCAAGTATATGAAAGGTCCACTGGGACAAATTGCTAGCACTGGATTGAAGCTTCGAGCAGCAGGCAGTATTCTTAATGCGTTGCCTGGAGCACAGAGTGGTTTACAAAAATATATTAAAGGCTTTGATCCTCGAAGTCTTGGCGGAGGTTGGCTATGACACAACCAGTAAACAAACAGCACTATGAACTAGTACTAGGAGAATTACAATCTAAGGGAATAAGTAATGCAGTGGCGCAAGTCTTTGCTTACGAAATTCTAGTAATTAGTAATTTAACTGGTCAAAACTATAGATCGATACTAAAATCAATTAGTGCCAGTGGTATATCATTTGACAAGTTAACCCTTGAGCAATTAAACTTAATGCGTCCTAGTGGTAACAGACTAGGCTCATCTACAATCAACACGACTCCGCATTTGGTTTCTCGTGAAATCTCCTAATGTCCAAATATAGTCAAGGTACATACGTAGTACTCAATCCTGACAAATATCTAGGTACCCGTGCACCTACATACCGTAGTTCTTGGGAAATGACATTTATGCGTTTCTGTGATAACCATCCAGGTATCATTAATTGGGGTAGCGAGTGTTTGCGTATTCCTTATCGTAATCCATTCACTGGCCGTAATACATTCTATGTGCCGGACTTTTTAATAATGTATCAAGACAAGGGCGGCAGCAAAGTAACTGAGCTAATTGAGATTAAGCCACGTAATCAAGCCCGCATTGAAGAAGCTAAGAGTCAGCAGCAGAAGGCGGCAGTGGTGTTAAATATGGCTAAGTGGGCAGCAGCAAAAGCCTGGTGCAAAACACACGGAGCAGTCTTCAGAGTAGTTACCGAGGAAGATATTTTTAACAGAATGGGTAAAAGAAAATGACAAAGCGTTTAGAAGAATTATTTAATCTAGATTCCGTCCCGGATGATCATATCAATAATACCCCGATGCCATTGAATCCAGCACATAATCTAAATGCAATGGAAGCCGAGCAAGTAATGGAAGTAGCCGACAAGATTGACAAAGCACTACCGCAAGTACGTGGAATGGAAGCAGACGATGCAGACTTTGACGACTATGCCCGCAAGGCTATGGAAACATACGATAGGTTAGTTGACCTAGGTATGAACGTAGATGATCGTAATGCTGGTACTATTTTTGATGTAGCAAGCAAGATGATGAGTAACGCTATTACTGCAAAGACTGCAAAGCTAGATAAGAAGCTAAAAATGATCGATTTGCAAATGAAGAAAGCTCATTTGGATTTAAAAATAGAACAAGAAGAAACTAAAAAAGCTAACGCAGATCAAGGCGCAAAGCTAGGAACAGGCGAAGTAATTGAGTCAGAGGGCGTAATTGTGTCTGATCGTAATAGCCTACTTAAAGAAATAATGGCCCACGTTAGGGAACAGAAAGATAAATAATCGTATACGAGGATTCATTATGAAGAAAAACCTATTAGAGTACATAGAGCAAAATCAAAAGGATGCAGAAGTTCGCATCAAGTTTGCCTTTGAACCAGAAAAAGAACAATTAGACAAATTAGAACGTCACTTGAAGAAGTATGACGCACAAAAAGTTAGCGCACCACAGCGTGTAATGTTACAAAGCGCACCATTGGATTTCCCAGACTTTAAAGGTTACGAAATTTATGTTGTAGATGCAAGTTGTGCACTACCGGTTAGTAGCTTTGCACTACAGCAAGAATTATGCAAAATCTTGGAAATCCAAGAAGCATTAGTCCGTGTACGTGTTGTAGGCGAGCCAAGTGAAGTAGAACAAGAGGCTTTAGAAGCTGATGCTAAAGACAAAACAGAATACAAAGCACGTTTAGAAGATGCTAAGTATTCCGAAGTCAAGCAAGAAAAACAAAAAGTCTACGGTAACAAACCAACAGCAGACTTTATTAAAGACATTAGAAAGCATACTCGTAAATATGAGTTTGCAAAAAAGACTGAAATTAAACCAGCGCAACTACCAACTGAAGATGGTAAGACAAGTCCCATCAATGGCCGCAATACAATTCCGGACCCAATGAACATAGGGAAAGGAAAGAAATAATGGAACAAGTATACCAACTAACCATCCAGACGCCTACTAAGATTATTACTATGCAAACTACTGACCCCGAGGATGTAGTTAAGCTAATGCAATTAAGTGGTCAGTCTGTTGTGAGCCACGAAATTGTCGCCATTGATGCTCCGGAAGAAATGGATTCCGAAGAAGGTGAAGAACAAGAAGTCGAAGAGGAATATCAAAATACTCCGGCTAATACCAGAGAGCGTCAGCCACGTGTCCACGGTGACATTACTGACTTTGGCGCCCCGGGTACTGGGCGCGGCCAAAAAGGCAGCGCAAAGAACAAGCCGTATGGCAGTGGTGATAATCCATTGACATTCGAAGGATTAAAAGAATCTTACGGTAAATTTAAGAGCAAATAAATTGCTCAACATAAACAAAGTAAAGGGGGCGACCCCTTTCTTTGCCTAAAACAAATATGGCAGATATAGAATTAGTTAAACGTGCTTATACCACAGAGAGTTACACTCCTGATATGGTAGAAGAGATCTTAAAGAGTGCATCCGATCCGGTGTACTTTATTAAGACTCATATGTGGATTCAGCACCCCACAAAAGGTCGAGTTAAATTCGATTTATTTGATTATCAAGTCGAGTTGATTAACTGTTACCACAATAATCGTTATAGCATTAATATGTTAGGACGACAGATGGGCAAGTCAACTTGCGCAGCAGGTTACTTATTGTGGTTCGCAATGTTCCAACCAGACAGTACGATCTTAATCGCAGCGCACAAACATACAGGCGCACAAGAAATTATGCAGCGTATTCGTTATATGTACGAAAACTTGCCTAACTACTTACGAGCAGGCGCAACGAGTTACAACAAAGGTAGTTTAGAGTTCGACAACGGTAGTCGTATTGTATCAGCAACTACAACAGAAAACACTGGCCGTGGTATGTCATTAACTTTGGTATACTTAGACGAGTTTGCATTCGTTAAACCACGTATCGCACAAGAGTTCTGGACATCACTAAGTCCTACATTAAGTACTGGCGGTAAGTGTATTATTACATCTACTCCTAACAGCGACGATGACCAGTTCGCACAGATTTACAGATTAGCTAACAAGACAATTGATGCATACGGCAATGATACTGGCATAGGTGCAAACGGATTCCGTAGTATTATGTTCCCGTGGAGCTTCCA